TCAATCGTACCAAGTACTCTTCCGAATTTACCTTTCTCCATATCTTCGGTTACTAGAGTAAAATTACCATCAGCTTCTGCCAATAATTCAATTAATCTATGTTTAGCAGCAAGTCCCCATGACTTCTCTGCCAAATTTCTTGTTCTACTCTCAGGTGTATCTATACCCATTAAACGGATTCTATCCCTCATGAATACAGAAAAACCTAATTCTATATCTGCGTCAATGGTATCACCATCGACGACTCTTACTAATCGTGCGTTAAATCTAAACATTTAATTCTCCTCTAGTCTTCTACGTCAAAAAAGTTAATCGTTTCGGTGTATGGCTCTTTAAAGCCACCAGCACCATCACTAGTAGTTGTACCTACTATCTTTTGTGTCTCAAATTTATGAGTTGTCGGATCAACATTCCCTGAATAATCAACTTCTGTTTGGAGAATTTGCTTGCTCTTAGTAAGACCTCTATAATAACGAATACGAGTTTCAAAACCTAGAGTATAAATAATAGCTCTTCTCGTAACTAAATCACCCTCATAATCATCATTTAAGGCGATACTCGTTAAAATTATCGGAGTATCTGTTTTGATATCCAATGTTGGGATATCTTTTATTGTTACCGTATATTCCGGTTGGAACATTGGTAGAATCTGTTCTAATAGTTGTAGTGCTTCATCTTGTGTCGAAGCCATAATATTTAATTCAAATCCAACCTTATATACGGCTGGTGCACCAAGTTTGTGTAATTGTAATGTATCACCTGTTACAACCTTTGTGAAATTCTTATGCTTTGATACACGTGCAGCTGGATCATAGTCCATAGAAGATATTTCAAATGCTAGTCTTGGTAATTTAATCGCTAGCTTTGGATCGCTTGTTTGTTCGTTTAAACGTGCAAGTACCTTTTTTCTTGGTGAATATCCAAGAGGCACTTGAATTTTTTGTAATACTTTACCTGCTGCATCTTTTTTAACAACTTGTAAGTCATTAAAGATTGATCCAAATACAGATACCATACGTCTTGTACTTTCATTATAGAAATGATTAGCAAACATTATGGATCTCCAAATGGATTAGATTCAGTGAAGTCTATAACATCATCACCAGCTAATTCGAATTCATCATTATCAGCAAATTCATCTTGGTTATAGAATGTCTTCGTAGTACCACTCTCATCAGTTACAATATTTAACGATGTGCCAGATTCAGAACCTACAAGTTTCCTATTAGCGGCCGCTTGTACAGAGAATGCCATAAATGTGCCATCACCATTTGTACTTTGATGTGGAGATATAATTGTTATTCTATTATTATCACCATCCCATCCAGCAACATAACCTTCAACATTAATTGGTACAGCTGGAGAAGCACTATCATTAGAACCTGTCCATTGTGTAACTTTCTCCCCAAGAGTATATGTGTCTGTACTAGTAGTTAAAACATAACTATATGATGTAGCATTATCCCATTCAATCTTATCAATCTCGTCCCAACCAGTATCAAAATGTTGGTCATTATATTCAAATAATTCAGCAGTCATTGTATAGCTTGGAAGATCTGCTAATTGGTAGAAAGGTGATTTAGGTTCTACATAACGTATTTCGAATAATCTGCCTGTCATTGTCATATAAATGAGATCACCTTCTGCAGGCATACCTTTTTCAGTATAACCTAGATTAGTATCATTTACATTTATACCTACAACATTATCCCAGCGACGTTTAGTAACTACAAAGTTTGCTTGATCGCGAATCTCTAAACCGAATTTACCTAATAGGTTACCATCGCCTTCAAAACCTTCAGCGTTTTCTAAATACATTTCTATTGGATAGGCTTGAGTAAATTCACTCCATTCTTCATTGAGTAAAGCATCTTCTGATAGACGTGTGCGTGGCAAATATACCACGTCTTGTCCAAATATTTTAATGCTCTCTGTTACGAGATCTTCATACAAGTCCTGTTCAGATTTTACAGCACCCGAAAAATATACTGATGTAGCCATTAATTACCCCATTAAAAAATTGTCTGGCATAGCCCATATTAGCCTTGCTTCTTCTTCTAACCCCTGAATTTCTTCGATGGCGTCTTCATATATCTGACGTCCATTCATTGTTATTCCACCTGGCAATTGAAAACCTTCAAACTTCATCATATTTGCACCCCATTGGCGCTTAATTAATGCTGTAAGATATTTCTTTAAATAATGATCGTTATATACATCTGTATAAGTGTCTGGACCTATAATAGTAAATACCTCTAATACAATAAACTCGCCAGCTGACAAATCACCAAATCCCTGATCCATATGAACTCTATTCATATGTCTACTAAATCTTATATGCTCTTCACTATTTAATCTATGGTCAACTAATGATAACTTTTGTTGTGATTGTATGTATTCTTGCATTTGAGTACCTAAACCTTGCAACATGAATATATCATTTAATCTCATATGATAACCCATATCAAATAATGCAGAACCAGTTTGACCGGTAATTTTTAACATACGCACAACTGATGTCACAGCATCAGAAACAGTAATATAACTATTCGTTATATCAGTTGCAGTAAGCTCGTGCTTAAGATATTCGCGGATTACACCGTCAGAATGGTATTCTTGATAGAATTGTAATGCATCGTCAGTACGATCTTCTAATTGATCTTCGTCTACATTAATTTCAATGACAGGTGCACCTAAAGCTCTTAAGCAATGGTCTTGTAATGTCGATCTTGAATTGGGTTTTGCCATAATGTTTCCTTGTTATATAGACTTATTTATATAAAACAAGACTTCCTTTAATGAATTTGGAAGAATAATTCCATGCGTGCTAACGTCTTTGCGTCTGGATTTGTGTGATGATTTTTTGAATATATCTCTTTTGCAGCAGCCACATCACCTTTTGCTAACTGTACAAAGTTATAATCTTTAGACTCTTCTCTATGTAAATTAACAAATGCTAATGCTACCATTTCATCGTATGTTAATAAAGCTAAATCTGCTTTATGTTCATAAACTGATGGATAAACAACTGTACCAATTAATTGACTATTAACCTTTCTTTCAAGTGTAATTAACCATTCGGGGTATTCCATTCTTGAGCCATCACTATAACCACGTGGATTCCAATCTCTTTTAGTTGAAGCTGTATAAGTTGTTTTTATAGGAATTTCAAGACCAAATTCTGTTGTATACGCAGGATATGTCCAATACCCACCTACTTTTTTCACTTTACTATCATCAAATTCAGAACCTTCCCACATGCTCGAATTAGTTTTATAATCTGTATCAAGATCACTATATAAAAACCCAAGTTTTTCTAAGTCATCATACTTCTCATTTTGAAAAGCATATTGAATTTGACCTAATACTTCTAAACTAACATTTGACATAAAGAAAGAATATGATTCATCACCAACTCCTGTATCTCCATATGTTTGGTTTACCATATCAATAGAAGCATCACCAAGTGTGCCATCACTATTTGTACTAATACTATATTCATAATATTTTTGAGTTTCTACACCTTTTACTGAAGTAAGCAAAAGTGTTGATTCATTCATTAGTAAGTTCGCATCTGTTATCGTATTTGATGGCAAAGCTTTAATATCTGGTATATCTGCTATAGACAAATCATATGTATCAGTTTTTATTGGAGGAAACCACAAATCAATAGTTTGTGATCTGGTATATCCAAATCCACTACGACGTGTATTAAATTTTTCTATATGATATCTATAGCGATTGACTGCAGTTTCAACAGAATCTACATCTAAAAATTGTACATAACCATATGCTCCAGTTTCAGGATTCTCGGCATCTTTAATCCATTCTGATTCTATACCTACTAATTCATCCATAAACCATAATACATTTGCTTCAAATGCATCATAATCAAATGCTGCAAGTTGACCTTCATCTAATCCATGTGTAAATTCAACATCTCTTTGGTATCTTAATATTTCATCATACACCAACATGGTTGCTTCGGCTAAAAATGAGCCAGCAGTTTCTTTTAAATTGACAGTTTTGGTATAATACTCAGAGGATGTAGCAGTTGGCATAGCTATAGGATATACCGCATTCATTGAGTGGGCCGAAGGTAATGTTAATGTTGCCATAATTAAAACTAGGCCCTGTTTAAGTTTTTTTCCTAGTTGGAGCATTTCTTCTTTGATTCACTTGATCTGCTGGTATTCCCATCTTAGCAGCATCACCATATTTTTTCATAGTCTTTAATAAATAAGCTTTTTTCCTAGCTCGTCTTTGAGCAGGAGATACAGCTTCATTTGGTTCTCCAGGTGTTTTCTTTTTAGCAGCTTTAACAGCTTCATCAGAACCATAATCGAGTACCTTTTCACTCATCTTTTTCCAATCATCATAATCAATATAAATGTCCGTATCAGAGTTATAATATTGACCAAATTTTTTATCATAATATACAACTTGTCCTGACTTAGTCATAAATGGACCTTCAAGGCCTTTACGTTCTTTATATCTATCAGGAATTTTCCCAAGCTTAGATTGCTTGGTCTTAAGCATTAAATAATCTTTAGATGCTTTATATCTATCTTTCTTTGAAGCTTGAGACATGTACTTCTTTTCAAATAATTTGAAGCCTTCCATTAGTATCTCGTAGTTACTTTCTTTTTCTTCAATTTTTTAGTGGGTGGCATATCTACATTTCCACTTGAAACAGAATTTGCAGCTGCATCTTCATCTTTTTCTCTATATCCCATTAGAACTTTGCTTGCGGCTTCAATTGTAGCTTTTAATTCAGCATCTTCACCATAAGCATAATCTAACTTAGGATATTTCTTTTCATAAGCTTTCTTTTTAGCGGCCGCTTCTCTCTTAGCTTTAGCTTTTTCACTACGTACTTTAGCTTCTTTATAACCTTTAGTACGTCTATCTACAATGACTTTACCTTTTTGCTTCTCACCTTCAGCTCTGCGACTTGCAGCTTTAAATCCAATTAAACGACCATCGCAATCAACTTTCTCTTCCATTGCTTCAGTTTTCATACCCATAGCACTTAAGAATTTATGAACATCATCACCTTTACCCCAAACTGATATATCACCATCTTTATCATTACGTATAGTAACCTTATGCTTCTGCGCTAATTTATCTTGTTTAGGACTAAGCACTAATGTATCACCATCTACTTTGATTTTTAAAGCTTTCGCAGTAGTAATCTTCATAGATTTATCATTGTTGCCTTTAAGCTTCTTATGCATGTACTCTTTGTCGTGCTTCATTTGTCCTTTAGACAATGCTTCATTAACATCTTCATTAGCTCTTCTAAGGATATCCATTACATCGTCAGTTTCAGATGCACCTTTCTTTATCTTTTCGATTTCCTTCATAGCTCTTTCCATATCGCCAGAATGCTTCTTAGCAATCTTCTCAGCTTTCTTGAGCTCAGCCGAAGATAGTTTAGGTCCTCTTGCTTTTGAACGTGATCGCTTACTTGCACCTTTAAGACCAATACTTCTCATTGAAAAACTTTCATCATGTGATCCGCAAGCACCTTCTTCATGCATCTTACCGCAATGCTCGCACTCAACCATTTTTTCGTTCATCTTATGAGCTTCTTCCTCTTCAGCCTCAAAGCGTCGTCTTTTCCTTCTTACTGTTTCAGCATCACCCGAGAATTCCTTAACTAAACGAATAATGCTTAAAGGCTTTGGGTAGTGTGTGTCCTCCAAAAGTTCTGGCCACATATCTTCAATATCTCTATCTTCAATACCACCATACATATCACTCATCATAAATTTTATAACATCGGCTTTCTTACCACTAAGTAATGCACCAACTCGAGTCAACTTAATAGCAACTTTAAACTTTTTCTTTGCATCTTTAACATATGCTTTTTCGCCGCCAGGATATTCTGTTGCATCCAAATCTACATCTACATTTTTAATATTACCTTTACCAGGTTTTAAAGCTTCTTTTACTAGACTTATACCTTTATCAGCTAAATCTTCGTCTGAATCAACAGTAGTTTCAGGATCTAAATTATCTGGATCGTGATAACGTTCGTTCTTATCATTAGGATCATCACTTTCCCAACCTGCATCGAGCTCATCATAGAATTTCTTCTTATCGTCTCCTTTTAGCTCTGCAGGGGAGCTTACTCCAAACTTTTTAAGAAGAGAATTGAAGAATTTTTGGTAGGCTTCTTTGCCTCCCGATTTTGCTTCTCTAATGGTTTTAAGTGATTTCATATTTAGTCCTTGTTGTTTATTAATGTCTCCACCATGATCTGGAGTTTTGTTAGTTCTATCATAATCTCGTTGTACCTTTCAGCACTTTGTAGTCTATATTCAGTGTTTGTTTTAACATCATCAACGATGTTCATTTGGGTATTCGTTATTTCTGATGCCCACCAAACAGCTGTCATTGTTTGACCAATGAGTGTAATAAATAATGCAAATCCTGCATTTCTAATCCAATTAGGAACTCTTACGCTTCGCTCTCGCCAAGCATCTAATTCCTTTTCTTGACGCTTCAAAGCGCCATGCATTCTTTCTAATTTACTCTCGATTTCGAGAAGTTTTGTATCAGTGTCCATTTTATCCCAAAATCACGTTCTTATGTACTTATTTATACAACTACCACCTTTCAATATGAGGAATATATTCGGCCATTGCATGATCAGAAAAGTTATCAACTTTACCCTGTTTTATACCACCCCACATACCTTTCATTCTATCATTAAACCTTTTCCAATTATTTGATTTACCACTGTCATCAATAGAACCATCATGCCTTATATACATTAAATGTCCATCATGTCTATAACCCATAACCCTAAGAGGTACTCTTGTTACTATATCATTATTATTCTGCCATCTATAATGATTTATTCTTAAAGCTTTAACGTATGTTGGCCAACCAACACGTGGCGAACCGTATGTAAATAAGCATTCAACTTCTGGAAAATCATAGTTAAGAGCACATCGACTAGCCATAATAGTTGCCATTGCAGCACCTAAACTATGTCCACAAAACCATAAAGGTTTCTTTACATTGATTATATCAACAGATACTTCAGGCCAAAGTTCATCAACTTCATTCTTAAAGCCACGATGTACTCTACTTACTGTTTCTGATTTGACTGGAAATGCTTTCAGATCTGCTTTGAGATCGTTAAATTCCGTAGGCTGTGTACCTCTACAAGCAACTACAACATCAGTCTTATTCTCAAACCTATATGCTTGAGCTCCACCTATATCATAAAATTTTGTTTTAGTAAAACCATGTTCCTTCGCAATCTTTTTTACGGTAGCTTCATCACCGTATGCATCAGCTGCGAGTCTAGCAAAAAGAAGACTCTGCTCCTTTAAACTCATTTCATTAATTGACATTACATTGCTCCCCAATCCTGATATGCTTTCCATGCACCCCAAGCTATTGCAGCAATTGCAACAAACTTAATCATTGATGTAGCAAATAATGCAACTAGGCCAATTCCTATTAACCCTAAATTACTTCCCATATTATTCTCCTCTCTAATTTTAATTAAGTTATAAGTGTTAATACTAACAGCTCTTGATCGATAGTTTCTATGTAACCAAGAGTCCATTCTAACACTTATCTTCTAAATTGTTTAAACGTTCTTCCAACGATTCAATCTTTGCAGCAATCTTTGGATTAACTTTTTTCCAAGCATCTTCATCTTGATTTAACCAAGTCCAACCATACTTGTCCCTAAAATAATCTACCGTCGCATCAACTTTACCATAAGCCCATAGCCCTACACGTGTATCTTTAATGTATGCTAAAAAAGCTGCGCCTAATAATGCTCCCGCAATACTAGTATAAATCCATAGTCTATCTTCAAACATTTTCCTCTCCTTCAAATGGCATCATACTTGCTAATGGTGCATGTCTCACTTCTCCTGTACATACTCCATCTTTTAATGATTCAAAATCTTCACCTAATTCTTTTTGATATACTTTTTTCATAAATTTATCTTGCTTCATTGTTTCTTTCATGTTCTCTAAATCTGGTGCTGGGTAAGTTACTGCTGGACCCTCTTCCACGGTATTCTCCTATTTTTTAATTTTAGCTAAAAGCTGTTCCTCTGTCTCAACCCGATTTGGATCAGGCAAACAAACATCTACTGGACAAACTTCCACACATTGTGGTGTGTCAAAATGACCCACACACTCAGTACATAAATCACCATCTATAACATAAATTTCACTCCATTTTGGGTGCCCTTTTTCATAATCCTCCCCAAAATAGATTGCGTCATTAGGGCATTCTGGCACGCAGACGTCACAATTAATACAATCATAATCGATGAATAAACTCATTAGAACATTACTATTTATAAAATTGTATTTATAGGAGCGCATTTTTTATAAATAGTATAATGAATAGATGAGGAGATTGATTTGGAATATCTAGATTTAGTAGCAGAAGTAGGTTTCCCTATAGTTGGGGCAGGAGCGGCAGGTTATTTTGTATATTTAACGCTTAATTTTATCTTAGATGGTGTATTAGATGACATTAAACAACAAAGAATGTTCGCACAAGCTTTAGATAACAGGGTTAAAACTATGAATAGTGAGTTAATCCGCATTGATGTAAAGATGTGTCAGGCCTTCGGTATAAGACCTGATACGGATCGAATCGCAAGAGCGGATGGTAAAACTGATGCAAGGAGAGATTAATGAATAATAAATGGATATGGATTGGCTTAGGCTTAGTCATATTTGTCGCACTAATGGTATGGGGTGTTAGTGTACAAATGTGTCAAGAAGCTGTCTGCTAATGTTAAGTGACATTGAAAAGAGTACAATGACGTGGCGGTGGGCCGCCCTGTCCGTGTACCTTTTGATTTGTTTTTATGATTTTCTGTTCGTGCCTGTCTGGTACGGGCTGAATAGACCTAATATTGAGCAGTTTATGGAAATAATAAATTCAACTGAGCATGTGTTAGTACAAATGGAATTGATGAAGAAATTGACAGGCCAGCACGATCCTTTCACTTTAATGGGCGGA